GGCACCGGCCAGCCCGCCTACCCTTGGCGCGGACGGATGACGTGTCACCCTGCGGCGGGCGAACCCGGCACCGTAGATATGACCGCAGCCGCCGCAACCCAGGTCTCCAACTTCTTCGGCACGGTCGGAGCGAGCGACTTCGGCTGGGACGCGGCCAACAAGCGGGTGACCTACTCCGGCCCCGCAGGAGAGTGGTCTTTCCGGCGTCACATCCTCCACATGGCGACTATCGCCGCAGAGGCGGGCGCAACGGACTTTCTGATCGGGACGGAAATGGTCGGCATGACCTCCATCCGGTCGGCACGAACGGTTTTTCCCGCCGTCGATCAACTGATCTCCCTCTTGGGCCAGGTTCGGACAATCCTGGGCAGCGGGCCGAAAGTCAGCTATGCGGCGGACTGGTCGGAATACCATAGCTACAGGCCCCAGGACGGGTCGAACGACATCCACTTCCCCCTGGACCCACTCTGGACAGACTCCCGGATCGACTATGTGGGGATCGACAACTACCTGCCGATCTCGGACTGGCGCGTGGGCACCGATCACCTGGACGCACGGCAAGGCTGGCAAACGACCTACGACCTGAACTACCTGCGGGAGCGCATGGAGTCCGGGGAGGACTACGACTGGTTCTACGCCAGCCAAGCGCACCGGGACAGCCAAACGCGCACCCCGATCTTGGACGGCGCTTTTGGGGAAGACTGGATTTACCGGCAGAAGGACCTTCGCGGGTGGTGGGGGAACCAGCACCGGCCCCGGCTTAGTGGAGTCCAGCAGGCCGCGACCGCGTGGGTGGCCCAAGGCAAGAAGATCGTCTTCACGGAATTCGGCTGTCCCGCCGTGAACCGGGGGGCGAACCAACCGAACGTGTTCGTGGACCCGAAGTCCTCCGAGAACAGCTACCCCCGGTATTCCCTGGAGGTCCGCGATGACCTGATCCAGCGCGCCTACCTGGAAGCAACGATCACCTACTGGTCGGCAAACAACCCAGCTTCCGGGGTCTACAGCGGGCGGATGCTCGACCTGAACCTATGCTCCATCTGGTGTTGGGACGCTCGCCCCTTCCCGGACTTCCCGAACGCTGCGAGCTTCTGGGGTGACGCCCCGAATTGGGAGACCGGCCATTGGCTGAACGGGAGGCTCCTGAAGCCTACCGGGCTGACCGGCCAGTCCGGGGAGTTCCGATATACCACGTCGCCGCGACCTGTCGAATACGGCGGCTACACCTATGAACCCGTCGTCGTGAAGCCGGGGAAGATGCGGGTCGAAGGAAACGCGGCCCAGAACAATCTGTCGATCAAGTTGCCCCGCACGAACCCCCTGTCGGAAGTTTTCAAGTCGCACCGACCCGCGCACCCGCTGACCCTGACGATCCTTCAAGGGCACCTGACGGACGGCACCGGCCTGTTCTTGCCCCGCTGGACGGGCCGCATCGTCGGCTCCAAACGCAAGGGGGAGGAACTGGAGCTTACGGGCGCGCCGTGGACCGTGGCCCTGTCACGCGCGGGTCTCCGGCGCAACTACCAGATCGGGTGCCCCCACGTCCTCTACGGCGAGTTCTGCCGCGCCAGCAAGGCCGCAGCGACCGTCGTCGGCACCGTCACGGCAGTCTCCGGTGCGACGATCACCCTGGCGGGCGGCTGGGAGGCCCACGCCAAGAACAAGTATATCACCGGGTTCGTGGAGTGGGATGGGTATAGCGGTCAAATCGAGCGCCGCCGCATCCAGGGAGTTAGCGGTAACACCCTGACCCTGACCGGCTATGTCAACGATCTGGTGGCCTCCGAAACCGTTTCGGTGATCCTGGGGTGCAACCAGTCCGTCAACGACTGCCGGGACCTCCACAACAACATCGACAACTGCGGGGCCTGCCCCACGATCCCGACAAAGAACCCGATGGGTTCCAACACCAACAACTTCTACTAGGAGGTCCACATGCCCGGTTGGTTCATCTACCTCCTTATCTCCTTGGCGCTCCAAGTCGTCAGCTTCCTCCTGACCCCACGGGCCAAGACGAACAAGCCGGACACGGTGCAAGACCTGGAGTCCCCCACGGCGGAATCCGGTCGGCCCGTGCCGGTGATCTTCGGGACGATCCCCGTCGATAGCCCGAACATCTTGTGGTATGGGGAGAAAAGCACCAAGGAAGAGAAAGCATGACGCACAAGCTGACAGTTTCGGACGTTCGGAAAGCCGGGTTCTGCGTCAAGGGCTTGAAAGAGTTCTATGAACTCCAGGGTTTCGAGAAGTCGTTCAAGGACTTCCTCCGGGAAGGCATGGACCTGGAGGAAATGCGGGTCCACCCTGATCCGCAGATCAAGCGCGCCGTCGAGTTCGCGGACCGTCGCATCGCCGGGGAGATCGTCTAATGGGCGGCGGCGGGGGCAAAGGCGGCAAGAAAGGTGGGGGCAGCACCTACTACAAATACTTCATGTCGCTCCAGGCCGGTATCTGCGTCGGGCCGGTGGATGAACTGAAGTCGATCATCCTGGGGGACCGGGCGATCTGGGAGGGCACCATCACGCAATCCACCTTCATCAACGTGGACATCCCGGACGCCTTCGGAGGCGCGGTCCGAGAGGGCGGCGTTGGCGGCGGCATCACCGTTATGATGGGGGAAGATCACCAGAAGATGCCCTTGGCCTTGCGGGAAAAGTTCGGGGCGAACTCGACCTTGATTCCCAGCTATCGCGGCATGACCTCCCTGTTCTTCCACGAACCTGTCCAGCCGTATCTGGTCGGGCGTCCTCTGGCCGACGCGGACGACATGACTACCGAACAGATATTCCAGGGTGCCGCACCGAACCCCCTGACAGGGCTGGCGATGCTTGGCATTTTCGGGGGCATCTTGGCAGGAGGTTTTCTTCCGGGAAGTCCGACGGCAGTCGCCGCTCGAAAAGGGTTCTACTGGCAAGCGAACAACCCGTATCTGCGGGACCTGAAAGTCGTGGCGACACGGCGCGCCAAGGGTCTCGACCGGCGCTACAGCACCATCTGGCGCGATGCTGCCGAGACCATCGCGGACACGAACTTCGCCCACATTATCTACGAGCTTCAGACGAACCGGGACTTCGGGGCGGGCCTGACGATCTCCAAGATCGACGTGGAGTCCTACGAACTGGCCGCGAAAACCCTCTACGACGAACGGTTCGGAGGCTCGATCAAGTGGATGCGGCAAGGCAAGGTCAAGGACATGATCCTTGAAATGCTCGACCACATCAACGCGGTTTGCTACGAGAACCCGCGCACCGGCTTGTCCACCCTGAAGCTCCTGCGGAACGACTACGACGTGGCCGATCTCCGGCTCGCCACCCCCAAGAACAGCCATGTGATCGACTTCCAGCGCAAGAGCGAAGAACTGGTCAACGAGATCGTCGCCACCTACACCGACGGCGTGACCTACGAAGAAGCGTCTGTCACGGTCCAGGACCTTTCCGGGATCGCGGCAGAGGGCAGCGTCGTCTCCACGGGCCGGAACTACTACGCCGTTCTCCGCGCGGACCTGGCGAAGCAACTGGCGGAGCGCGATCTCCGGGCGGAGGGCTACCCCATCGCCACGGCGGAGGTCGAATTCTTCCGGGAGTTCTGGGACCTGAACCCCGGAGAGGTCATCAAGATCAATTCGCCGGAAGACTCCGACGTGACGCTTGTCATGCGCGTCATGCAGATTGACGACGACCCCGCAGGCACCGGCCCGATCAAGGCGCGGCTGGTGGAGGACATCTTCGGGCTGGACCTCCCGCCGTTCGTGGAGGTCCCCGATTCTCTGTTCGAAGACCCCGACGGCCCTCCCCAGCCTGCCGACTTCATCCAGCCCTTCACCATGCCTTTCACGCTGGCGAACCTGGCCGGTCTGGGGCCGTTCAACGAAGCGGACTACCCTGTCGCCTACTTGGGCGTCTTGGCCGCAACCGATCAGTTCGGGGTCAACGGGTTCAAGCTGTCGGGGAACAAGACCGACCCGCTGGGGGTCGAGACCTTCGGGGACTTCGGCACCGAAACCATAGCGGCGCGGGGGACCCTGGCCGCAGACTTGGCGTTTGAAGCCTTGACCGACATGCCGTTCCCTGCGGCGATGACCTACGGCGAGACGGCCACGGCAGGGGATGTCCTGTTGATCGGTAGCGGGGCCGAAGAGGGCCTGGAGCTTGTGGGCGTTACCGCCGTCACGGGCACCGTCTTGTCGGTCCGGCGCGGCATCCTGGACACCATCCCGCGCGAATGGGCGGCGGGGACTCCGGTGTGGGTGGTAGACCTGGGCGCGTCTACCCTCTGGGACCCGACCCGGCGCGCGGCGTTCGAGGAAGTGAACTTCAAGGTCCGCCCGGTGAACGCTGCCGGAATCCTCCCTGCCGGTTCTGCGGCGTGGCAGAGCTTCACCCTGTCGGAACGACCCTACCAGCCTTTCCGGCCTGCGGACGTTACGGTGGGCGGGATCGACCACGGTCAGCTTGACCTCTTGGCGGACGGGCCTGTAGTCGTGACCTGGAAGAACCGGGGCCGACCCTACGAAGACTCCAACTTTCTCCCCTGGAACGCGGCATCGGTTCCCGTGGAGCCGGGGCAGACCACGACAATCGAGATTATCAACGACGCTTTCGGCGCTGTCGTCACGACCCACGCGGGACTTACCGGGGAGACCTTCACCGTCCCGGCGATCTCCTTCACGGGACTTACGACGGCCAGGGTCCGGGTGCTTTCGGAGCGGGACGGTTTCCGCTCTTTCCAGGCCCAAGAGATCACGGTGACGCTGCCGGGTGGATATGGTATGAACTATGGCGCGGCCTACGGGCTGTAACGAAGGGATCGCAACATGGCTTCGAGGAATCTCCCCGGCCTGCAACTGAACGGCTTCTGGGCCTCTGGCGAAGACGGCTGGAACACGGGCATGGACTCGAACCTCTTGGCGCTGTCGGCGCTGGGGCACCTTCACGCGCTGGACAAGGACCTGACGGCCCCTCCTGGCGCGCCGACGGATGGAGCGGTCTACATCGTGGGTCAGTCCGCGACCGGAGCTTGGGCCACCCAGGACGGAAAGATCGCGGTCCGAGACGCGGGAGCTTGGGTCTTCCTGGACGCGCGCGATGGGATGCTGGCATACCTGGCCGATGAAGGCGTGTTCTACCGCTACGTCGGGGGCTGGGCACCGCTGTTCAACGTGATCGTGGCCCCGCAGAACCCGAAGTTCCACGGCTACCTGAACTCCCGGCAAGTCATTGTCGCGGACACCTGGACGAAGATTCCGTTCAACAACTCGACCCACAATGACCAAGGGTCTTTTGCCTCCGGCACCAGCTTGTTTACCGCGCCGTTCGCGGGGGTCTATGCTCTCGAAGCGTCGTGGGCGTTCGACCAAGAAGGTGCCGGGGTGCCGGACTGGATCGCGGTAGGGTTCAGTGTCAACGGTGGCGCGCCTGCCACACATCAGCAGCAACGGGAAGCCCACTACGTCACCGACGGGACTTCGGTCTCCTGCTACAGCCTTATCAAGCTCGCCGTGGACGACACGGTAGAGGTCAGGGCCTTCGCCAAGAGCAACACTTGCGCGATCCTGGCCGATCTCAATCACTTTAACGGGCATCTGGTGCCCTGACTTCTGGAGACCGCCATGTTCGACACCTTTCAAGGGGCCGCAAAACGGCTCGAAGACCTGGACATTCCGCGCATCGGATCGCGGATTAACGTCGGGGAAGATGAAATCCACGCCTTCATGGAAGTGGAGGCAAACGGTTCCGGGTTTGACGCCCAGGGCCGTCCGAAAGCTCTGTTCGAGCCGCACGTCTTCTACCGGAATCTTTCGGGGGAAGAGCGCCAGCGCGCCGTGGACGAAGGGCTGGCCTACGCCCGCTGGCGGCGGGGCAACTATCCCACCGATAGCTTTCCCCGGATCAAGGCGGCGATGCGGATCAACCAGGCGGCGGCGCTGAAAGCGACCTCCTGGGGTGCGACGCAAATCCTGGGCGAGAACTACAGGATGGTCGGCTACGCCACGGTCGAAGACATGGTGTCGGCCTTCATGGACGACGAAGAGAATCACCTGGAGGCGATGGTCAACTTCTTGATCGCCAGCGGCATTGACGACGACCTCCGCGAACACCGCTGGGAGATCGTAGCGCGGGTCTACAACGGTCCGAAATACGCCGAACACAACTACCACGGTCGCATGGCCGCAGCCTTCGCCAAGTGGCAACGGATCGCGGACACGCCATACCCCGGCACGACTCCCTCCGCACCCGCACCCCGGTATCCTGCCGTGCAGATCGGCGCGAACGGTTTTGTGGTGAAGCACCTTCAGGAAACCTTGGACGCGCTGGGCTACCGAGTCGGCATGATCGACGGAAAGTTCGGCCCTTCGGTCCGAGCGGCGGTGCTGGCGTTCCAAGCCGATAACAACCTGACGATGGACGGAACCGTGGGGGACGAAACCTGGAGCGCGCTGGAGAACGCGCCCCGGCCCCTGCCGATCTCGGAAGAGCGCGCCACGGCTACGGTCAGCGACCTCCGCGACGAAGGGTCGCGCACCGTTCAGACTGCGGACATCGCCCAAGTCGGCGGTGCCGTGGTGGCCGTGGGTGGGGCGCTGGGCACCGTGGAAGAAGTTCTGGGCACCGGAGAGCAAGCAACCGGCCTCCTGGGCCGTGCCACGGCGCTGATCGAGCCTCTGACCGGCTTCCTTCAAGCGAACTGGCAAGTGGCCCTGTTGGCTGTCGGCGCGCTGGTCATCTGGTCCGCGTGGAAGCAAAAGCGAATCAGGCTGGACGATCACCGGACCGGCGCGAACAAGAGGCTCTGACGATGGGATTCCTGACCGTCCTGGGCAACCCGGTTGTCCGCTACGCCCTTCTGTCGCTGGCCGTTGTATCCTTCCTGGGCTACGTCCGAAAGGACGCAGCGGACCAAGCCCGCTTGATTGAGAGGGCGGCTTGCCAACAGGAGGTCCAAGAGGCTACAATGGCGGAAAGGGACAGACAACGGCAGGCCGGGGCGCAAGCTCTGGCCGACGCCACCCGCCGCGCCGCAGAGGCCGAGACCGCCGCTGCCGAACTCCAGAGGACCGCAGATGAACTTCTCGCGCAGATCGAAGGCCAAGGTCTTTCTTGCCCTATCCCTGCCGATGTTCTTCGCCGGTTGCGCGACATCCGGTAACCTGCCCCCGGTGGCCGAAGCGCCCCGCCTGCCCGATCCGCCCGCCGCTCTAATTCGCGGGTGCCCCGATATTCCGATAGCCCCTGACGCCTTGGTCGCGCTGGCCGAACACCGTGTCGCCTTGGCCCGATGCCGAGGAACCCAACGGCAGACCGTGGAGTTTTACCTTGACGTGCAACGCCGTCTGGAGGGATAGAGGGATGCAAACAACCCTGGGTGGAGTGAAGCAAGACATGGAATTCCAGTATTTCCCTGCAATTTTGACGGGCGTCACAGCCCTGGTTGTGGCGTTCGGCGGGGGGATCAAATGGATGCTGTCGCGTATGGACCGCCACGAAGAGGTCGAGCGAGCTTGGCAGGCCGCAGAGCGATCCAAGCTCGAAACGGTTTTAGGGGAGCGGATTACTTCCCTAGAGCGGAGCCTCCTGTCGCAGAACGATGAAATGATCCGGGTCCGCCAAGAGATCGCAGGATACGTCCGGCACGTTGGCGTTCTGGAGGGCCTTCTGAAAGCCCACGGGATCGAAATCCCTTTGATGGAGCGCCCCCGTTGAAGCCCCCAAAGCCCCTTGCCTCCGAGACCTTTGTCCACGTTCTGAACCGAGTCTTGTTCGCCGCTGTTTTGGCCCTGTTCGCCGGTATCGTCCTCCTGACGAACAACTGGTATCACCTGAACCGGGGCTTCATCGAAATGCGCCTGTTTCCCGTAGTGGAAGACGGCACGGCACGAAACTGGACACGGGAGGAAGACGGGTTCTGGTCTGCCCAGGTCTACCTGAACAAAGTCCGTCCGGGGTGCATCTACGTCCCGGATCAGATCGTCACCGCCATCGGCACCACGCCCTACGGCTACACGTTTGAAGCCTCCGTTGTCTACATCGGGGACCGCACCCCGAACAGCAACCGGAACGAAGGCTGGCAACGTCTGGACGACCGGGTGGAGTTCCAGGACCCTCTGGCCGTGGTGGGTTCGACCGTCACCATGCACGTCCTCCACGACTGCCATGATTCGCCCCCGACCGCCTCCCAGATCGGGCCGTTCGTCATCGGGCAGGATAGCCCGTGGCCCGACTCCGGCCAGTGGACCCCCGTGCTGCCGCAATAGGCTATACAGTTCCGCCCAAGTATCGTAAGCTCCCGGAGGGTTTGACCGCCATCCTGGGAGCTTCCGCATGAAATTCAAACAAGGCGACACTTTCGACTACTCCGGCCCCGCCGAGGTCCTGGACGCCGCAGGCGCGCCGGTTGACCTGACGGGCTGGACTGTAGCCTCCCATGTTCGGTTTCCCGACAAGGGCAGCAAGTTCATCCTGACCGCGACTTGGGTCGGCGCGAACGTCCGGCTCCGCTCGACGGAAACCCTGTCTTGGCCCATCGGGATCGCGGAGATCGACGTGGAGTTCACGTCTCCCGCAGGCGATGTCGTCTCGACCGAAACCGTTCGCTTCGAGGTCACGGCGGACCTGACCAGTGCTTAACCTTGTCCCCCGATACCGCGCTGGGCGGCTAGACCTGAAGCCCACCACGGGCAAGGGAACCCTGGCGTTCGTCAAGGGGTCCGCCGCGTTGAAGCTGTCCCTGACGCCCTTCTTCCAGGGTGACCCAGGACCCCCCGGCCCCTCCGGCGCAGGCTACGTTCACTCCGAACCGCTCCCGGCTTCGGTCTGGACCGTGAACCACAATCTCGGATTCTGGCCGAACGTCTACGTCCTGGACACCAACGGCGACGAATGTGAAGGGGACGTGGACAACGTATCCCAGACCAGCCTGACTATCACCTTCTCCGCGCCCTTCGCTGGGATCGCCCGACTGACTTGAAAGGATCAATCCCATGTCGAAGAAAATTCTCCAGAGCTACGACTTCGCAGGCAACCAGATCATCGACGCGCGGCTGGAGAACCTGGCCGGTTTCCCCACGGCGGGAAAGGCGGGCCGGTTTGTCCTGAACACCACGACCTCCCTTGTCGGCTTCGACAACGGGACGGTGTTCCGCGTCCTGGCCCCGCTGGACTCTCCGGCCTTCACCGGCAACCCGACCGCGCCGACCCAGACGGCAGGGAACAACTCGACCCGGCTCGCCACCACGGCCTATGTGGACGCTGCGGTGACGGCGGGTTCTGTCGCAGACGGCACGGTGACGAACGTCAAGCTGGCCGATGTCCCCACCGCCACCCTGAAAGGCCGGAACGCGGCTGGCACCGGGGTTCCGACTGACCTTACCGTGGCCCAGGTGCGAACGCTCCTGGGGATCGGCGCGCTGGGTCTGAAGGCCACCGTAGCGACCGCTGACATCGACAACAGTGCCGTCACCAACGCCAAGCTGGCGAACGCTGCCGCGAACACCTTCAAGGGCAACAACACGGGCTCCGCTGCCGCGCCCATCGACATGACCGTGGCCCAGGCCAAAACCCTTCTGGCAATCGCGCAGTCCGACGTGTCGGGCTTGGTGGTCGCTCTGGCCGCGAAAGCCGCCACGTCCCACACCCACCTTGCCGCCGATGTCACCGATCTTGCCACGGCGATCAACACCCAGATCGTCGCCTATTGGGACACCATCGCCGGGGCCGACGCCAACGTGGATACGATCCGGGAAGTCCTGGACCTGATCTTGTCGAACACTTCGGACCTGGCGAACCAGATCAAACGGTATTCGGTGAACATCGGGAACGGTTCGCTGACGGCGTTGCCGGTCACCCACGGCTTGAACAGCCTGGACGTGACAGTGGAGGTCTTCGACAACGGGACCGGAGAGACTGTCGGCGTCGGTGTGACCCGAACCAGCGTCAACGTGGTCACCATCGAAGCGGTTCCCGCGCCTGCGACGAACGCCCTCCGCGTCGTCGTGAAATACTAAGGGGTCCGCCATGCCGCGCCGCTATCTTGTCGATCTGATCGGGCGTTACCTGGGCTTGGGTGGCGCGACTGGCGACGCCACGAACCCTCTTAGCGTCCGGGGGACCGGCGCATTGTTCGACGGAAACACGACCGGCCACCAGGTCAGGATTAACAAGTCCACCCTGGGCCAGACGGCGAGCTTCCTCTTCCAGCAGGCATACAGCGGGCGGGCCGAGTTCGGAAATCTTGGCGACAACGACTTCACCCTGAAGACATCGGCCAACGGCTCGACGTGGAACGATGCCTTCACCGTGGCCGCAGCGACCGGCGTGACCGACTTCAAGCAAGCTCCGGCATACCTGGGCCAGCCCCTCTACCACACCGGCAGCTTCGCCATCGCCAACTATGCGGCGCTGACCGGGGCGACGTTCTCCGGCGACGTGGTGGCCCCGAACCTGGTTCGGAACAACGCCAACAACAACCTGGGACAGTTCCTCCTGGAGACCCCGAACGGCCATCACGGCGGCTACGGGAACTCGAACGGCGGCGGCACCGCCTGGGGCGCGGACATCTGGGGCCTGGGATCGAACCACCTGGGCGCGGGCTTTGGGGCGCTCTACGCGCTGGGGTCCTACGGCTTGGCATGGCTGCGGGTGACAAACGCCGGGACGCTCGCGGACGCGGGCGAAGGTCTCTACGTCCGCCGCAACAGTGTGACCATCGCAGCTTTCGGGCACATCGGAGCCTACTTCGGCCTGAAGCTGAAGGTGATCGGGGACTCCCTTCTCGCCAACGTCGGGATCGGCGGGGCCACGCCAGACGCTACGAACCGGCTGTCCGTCAACACGCCCGCCGTGTTGCTGAACAACGCGGGCACCAGCATCGACATGAAATTCAACAAGAACCTGGAGGCAAACGACGCGGCGCTGACGTTCCAGCAGGGCTTCACAACCCAGGCGCTTATGGGCCTCCTGGGCAGCAACGACTGGACCCTGAAGGTCGGTCCCAGCTTCCTTACCGCGATCACCGTCAACCGGACGACCGGCGCGGTCTCTATGCCCAATACCACGATCACCGCTACGCCTGCCGGGGTAGATAACGAAGTCCAATATCGGAACGGTTCGTCTCTGGGCGCGGCTTCTATGGTGCGGATTGGCGCGGCGGGGAACCTTCTCCTGGGGAGCAACAGCGCCCAGCCGACCTTGCCCCCGGACGACTACCTCCAGTTCTACGCTCGCCGCAGGGCCGGTGCAGACTGGCCGGAAATCCAACGCCCGAACGGACGGGAGATTCCCCTGGGGCCGCACATGGGCCTTAACCGCGTCGCCTGGTGGGCACCTTCGGTCAGCACCACGGTCATCGTCAACGGAATCCCCCGAACCGCCGTGGGCACCGTAGCGACGCCCGCTTTGGCCGCGACGAACCTGTCCACGTCGATCCGGCGCTGGAGGGTTACTTCCGCCATCACGGCGAGCGCAATGGCCGACGAACGCTCCGCCGTAACCTCTTGCTGGCGGGGCAACGCCGCTGGCCTGGGTGGGTTCACTTATACGAACCGTATCTCCCTGGTGACGCTCCAGCCGCTCGCCGTGGCCTACTTCGGCCTCTTGGCGTCGGTAGCTGCCCTGGCGGGCACCCAGACGGTCGCGGCCTTGGTCAACTGCATCGGGTTCGGGTTCACCAACGGCACCGACACCAACTGGAATTTGATCTTCAACGACGCCAGCGGCACAACGACCCAAACAAACCTGGGGGCCAGCTTCCCGGTCAATAACACGACGAACGTCTACTCGATCATCATCTACGCGCCGCCGAACGGCACGTCGGTCTGGGTCCGCATGGTCAACGAAACGACCGGCGCAGTCTTCGAACAAGAACTGACGACGAACATCCCGACGAACACTACGTTCCTTTCTGTCAGGAACTTCATGCACAACGGCGGAGAGACGGCGGCGGTGGCCTACGATTGCTCCGGCGTGTATCTCGAAACCGATTACTGAAGGAGAAGTCCATGTCGAGCATGGTCGCAACGAACACCTGGGCCGGACCGATTCCCTTGGACGGGGCAAAGCTGGTTCAGGTCAGGGACGGAGGGCCTATCCTGGTCTGCGTCGAAGAGCCGGAAGATGTCAACGACGGCTTTCTGATCCCGGAAGGTGGGCACCACGTCTTCACGGGGTCCCCCCTCTACAACTCGATCTGGATCAGATCGCGCCGGACAAACATCGACGCGGATGTCTACATCGGCGGCACGACCATCCAGGGTTAGACCCTGGTGAGTTCCGGGGGGAGCTTCACGCCGAAGTCCTCCTGGGCCTCTTCCGCCCGACGAATTCCCCGCAGCACGGTAGAGGGCGCGACGTGGCTTCGACGCGCGATCTCCCGCATGGACACGCCGTCCTTAGCGTGGGCTTTCCACCATTCCATATCCCGGTTCGCCTGGACTTCTGTCCCCGCGAAGATCAGCCGGTAGCCTTCACCCCAGACGTTTTCGATCCTGAACCCGGCCTTCTCGATCTTAGGCCGCAGCTTGCATACGAACACGTCGATGATCTTGGCGTCGGGAACCTTGTCAATTTCATGCGCGTCGTAGAGCCTGTTCAGGATGGTGTCCCTCCGAACGACTTCCCCCTTCGACCGCTGAAGGATCAGAAACAGTTTGGCTTCCTTCTGGGTGGCGTAGAACCGCTGCATGACCTCCGACTGTTCGGGGATCGAGTCCCCCGTCAGATAGTCTACCGTTGCCTTCAGGTCTTCGATGTCCGGGGACTCTTCGAGGTCCCGCCAGAACAGGCCCTCCGTCTCTTCCAGCGCGAACAACAGGACGCTAAGGATCGCTTTGGCAGACCGCGCGGGCCAGCCCATCTTCTCTTCCATGACCTCCAGGGGGGTCTCCAAGATGATGACCTCCCGCAAGATGCGGAAGATCGTCGGGCTGACGTTGAAGGAGTTCGGAGATTGGAAGAACTTGAACGCCGTCAGCGTTTGCTGTTCGGTCAGGAACTTTATTGCGCGGAGCCGGTGGACGTTCTGCATAGGGGCCTCTGGGTGAAGGGATTCTTAACCCAGGAGTTTCCGCGCTCGCTCCAGTGGCGTCAAGGTCGAACCGGAACAATCTGGGCAAGAGTGCCACCAGCCGCCTTGTTTGTCCGGCTTGACAACCCAGGAGTCCGCTTTCGCGGCGGCAAGGAGCGCCGGGAATTCGTGCTGGTCGAACTTGTCGTCGCCGTAGGTGTCCCCGCAGTCATCGCAGACCATGCGGACAGAGGTCCCGCGCCGGTCGATCATTCCACACCCCCGTCCTGCCCCAACCAGGTGCCATCGGCGCGCTGGGCGACGGCCTGACGCGGCCCTGGGGTGTATGGAAGGCCAAGAGCGGCTTCAGGCACCCCCACGGCTCGAACCAGGTCTTCCCTGGCTTGAAGCGTCGCCTTGACGATCCTGTCGATAGCCTCCGGGTTCTGGGGGAGGAACTGGATGGACGGGGTGGGGTTTTCCCGGCGAGAACGGAACAGCGGGTGGGTGGCGATCTCGCCGCCGCAGGCCATGTAGCCCGCCCCATCTGTCCAGTGGTCCGCGTGGGTCGGGTTCGACTTGATCCGCGCCACCTTCAGCAGCGTCATCATGGCCCCGACATCGTGGGGCGAAACCGTTCGTCCGAGGTAGGTGGACCAGAACTCCGCGATAGTGCCGAAGTTTTCCTCCATTTCCCCGTGATCGGCGGCACGGTCCACGGTGACGTGGCCTTTGGCGGTATCGAGAATTTCAGCACGGTTCATCACAGGACTCCTTCGATGTCGGGGTGGTAGGTGGCAGCGGGTGGCCGGTTGCCCACATAGACGGGGCCTGCGGCGTGGTCAGCGTCGAACAGATACCAGGCGGCGTTATCCTTGCCGGTGTTCTCGGAGCCTTCGATCCACTTCACCCTGCCGACGGAGACAATCTTGACGCAATGCGGCTCTAGTTCGCGGAAATAGACGTTGTGCATGAAGTCTGCGGCCAGCAGCATCCAAGTCGGCCTGAAGCGCATAAGGTGGGCTATGATGCCGACCGACGGCCAACCGTCCGGGGTGCCTTGGGGGCGGCTCTTGACCGGCATGGGCCACGGGGGATTGGAGATCACCGCGTCGCAGCCGTCGAAGTCCTCTTCCCGAAGCATTTCCACCGGCCAGGTTCCAGCGCGCCCGATCATGTCCCCCTGCGGCTCCAGGTCCCAGGATCGCGGACAAGACCATCCACGGGCCTCCAGGACCCGGATGATCGCGCCGTCCCCGCACATCGGCTCTGCGAACGTGCGGATGTCCTGGATGTGGGGGATAAGCCGCAGGATCGGCGGCGGCGGCGTGGCATAATAATCTCGATCCCGGCGCTCGAACTGGCCGTCGCTTCGTTTTGCCATCTAGTAGGCTCCCGTGCATCGCGGGCAGTCCGCGATCTCTTGCTCTTCGTCGTATCGGGCCAGGACCTTTATCGGTTCACGTCCAGCGAAAGCGCCTTCGATAGTCTGGTGTTCGATATAGACCGGCACCTTGACGGTGAAGGTCTTTAGGGGTGCGCCGCAGCGTCCGCATCGTGGGTCTTCGGTCATAGGATGTCCTCCACTTCGTCATCGTCGTCTGCGGGCACCTTGGCGGGACCCATGATGTCATCTTCGTCGTCCAGTTCCCCGAAGACTTCTGCGAACTGCGGCCCCAGGATGCCGGACCAGGGCAGGCCCCATCCGGGATGCAAGGCCCCCCTGACCGCCTCCACAACGTCATCCTTGATCGAGACCGTGTAGGCGGAGGTCCCAGGGCGCTTGTAACTGGCCTGGAACTTGCCGTCGGTGGTAGCCCCGATAGACAAGTGTTGCAGCAGCCCACGGGCCGCAAGGACGGTCAGAAGATCGTCCAGGGTCAGGGGGAACTTGTCAGTCGCCATCTGGAAGCATCCCCAAGCTGGAGAGGTAGAGTTCGAAGACCGCTTCTTCCTCCGCCACTTCGTCCTTGTTCCGCTTCCGGTATGCGATCACCCGGCGCATGACCTTGGTGTCCCAGCCTTCGGCTTTGGCCTCCGCGAAGACCTCCTTAATGTCGTCCGCTACGCCCTTCTTGTCTTCCTCCAGGCGCTCGACCCGCTCGATCAGCGATAGCAGGCGATCCCCGCCGCTATTATGGCCCGCTGCCGGACCCATGATGTCATCGTCTTCACCGCGCTTTGCCATTACAGGATGTCCTCTTCGTCACCGTCGTCTTCGTCGGCGGGGGCATCGCTCGACGTTTCGTCAGGCTCTTCGGTCGCAGCCGTGGGGTCGAATTCCCAGGTCAGGCCATGCTCTTCCAGGAGCGAGTCGAACTGTTTCATCGTCTCCGCCGCGACGCCTTTCACCGCCTCAATCGTCTCCCGTCGATGGACGGCAAGCTGGTGCAGGGTCTCGACCTTGATCCGCTCCAGCGGCGCGCAGGCACGGCCCGACACTTCCAGGTCGCGGAGCTTCGGGCTGGCCTTGGCGGCGGTCTTCGCCTCTTCGGCACGGCGCGCGGCCAGACCGTCCTGGATGACCTGTTGCTGCCGGTCGCGCTGGCCTGCCGTGCGGCTGTCTCCGGGACGATCCCGGACGTTCGGATCGACGGGTGCGGTCTGCCCCTCCAGCCGGAGGATCACGGCGTCGGCGTAGCGCACGGCCACGTCGGCAACCTGGGTGGGGTCGGCCACCTTCCGGTTCGGGTCCGCCAGCAGGCCCCCCAGGGCCGAAGCGGCGAACCGTTTGCGGTCTTCTTCACGATTGCTTGTCATGCTCTTGGACTCCATATTGCGCCTTCAAGGCGTCGTAGGTTTTCGGGGTGCAGTAAATTATGCCGCCCGACCGGACGGCGTTCGTGTCGGTGACCGTCTCCTGCCGGTCGGTGGCATCATCGCGGATCACGGTGCCGGACACAACGGCGGCGATGGTGGTGGACCCCCAAGGCCGGATCGGAGCGCCCAAGAGGGAGTCTTCAGGTCTCGCCATATCAAAGCCCTCCCGTGGCGTGAGAGTGCCAATGCGCTGTCGCCAGCAGCAGAGCTTCGGAGGCGGTCACCCCCAGGCCATGATGCCGAAAACTGTCGCCCCGTATGTCAGCTTGAAATAGGCGCGGGTCTGACTCTTCCCGATCCCGGTTCACCTGACGCTCCCAGACTTGGACCCTGATATTCACTTCAGGGCCTCCTGGACGCGCGCCCACAGTTCGGCGGAGACAACCAGATCGTAGACCAGTTCGTCCTCCCCGTAGGTGCCCTGGGGCACGTCGGTCGCGGCAACCAGTTCGGCCAGGAGGCCCTTATGATCGACCTTCGGCTTCTTCGGCACGGGCTTCTTCTTGGTCTTCTCGACGTGACGCGGACCGGCTTTCGCCTTGCCCTCTGCCGTGGCCCGCTCGACCGCCGCCTTGACCTTGCTGTCGATCTCCGCGCCGTCCTTGGCCTTGGCGACGATCCGCTGGACCACGGTCGCGGACACCTTGCCGGAGCGGATCAGCTTCTTGGTGGTTTCGGGGGCCTGGTTCAAGGACATGATCTGCCGAACCCGCTCGATTGTGATGCCGCCACGGGCCGCGATGTCGCGCTCCGCCCAGCCGAAGCCCACCAGCCGACCGAAGACCTGGGATTGTTCCAGAACGGTGAAAGGCTTGCCGGAGTTCCGGGTGATCTGGGAGGCGAAGCGGTCCGCTTCGGAGGCGTGGCGCGGTTCGGTCTGGACCGGCACGGTCTTGATCTCGACGCCTTGCTCCAGCAGCAGCCGCACGGCGCGGAGGCGGCTTTCACCATTGGTCAATACGGGCTGGCCGTCCTCCATGAAAACGGTCAGAGGCTCCAGGACGCCAACCTCCCGGATGGATTCGGCCAGCGTCTCGACGTGGCGCATGTTCTCTGGATCGCTGAAGTCGCGCGCGTTCCACGCCTCCTTCACCACGATCAAGGTGGGGTCAATTCGGAAGAGGTCTGACCGCGCTGCGGCAAGCCCCTGGATTCCTGATTTTGTCATCTTCGCGTTCCTTCTCTTCTCTAAACTTGGTGCGAGCGGCGGGAGTCGAACCCGCAGTCCTAAGTCTTAATCGCCCTAACGGCTCGACCCTGGACCCCTCTGCGGGGGACTTGGGCCGGTCGGAACTGCCCCGACTACTTTCACCACGAAACTCGCCTGTTCCCTATCTAGGAAACCCGGAGTTGATTGTCAACTACCAGTAGATCGAAGAAAACAGTTTGTAGAGGCAGTAGATGCCCAGGTAGAAGAACGCGCTGGCGACGGTGGCGTAGAAGAGGCCCAGGAAAAACCGTTCGCCTTCGCTTTCACCCTCCGGGTCGCGGGGTTCGTGCGGATCGTCAACCATTGTCGCCTCCTACAAGCCGGTTCAGTTTTGCCGTCAGTCCCAGGAAGTTTGCGGTGTCCCGCAGGTGCTCGATCTGTTCCGGCCACCCGAAGCCCTCCAGGACAGAGGGGTTCCGGGTCGAAACGTAAAGCACCGGCTCCAGCTTGTCGCAGAAGTCCAGCAGCGCCAGTTCCTCCCCCGTCAGTTCTTCACTCGGATCGAACCCCATGATCTTGATCCGGCTCTTGTGCTCGATTACTTCGAGCATCCTGGCGAACTCCGGGTTCGCGCGTTTGAACGGGCCGGGGGCGTCGAACTCTTCCCCGATGTCGTGGCATTGCGCCGCGATCAGGAGGTTACGGGACGGGGCTTCGGAGAAGAACAAGACCAGGGTCACCACGCCCCAGGTGTGGTCGGCGTTCGACTGGCCGGTCCAGTTCAGTTCAGGGTTCCCGTGGTAGCGGAACAACTTGCCGCGCCGGTAGGCTTCCAGCCCGTCCATGCCGGACGTGTCCGGCTCTGCCCTTTGGTCCGGGTCGGTCCCCAGCAGCGTCAGGAACTCCCGGCGCTTGGCGACGGGAACGTCCAGGGTCTTCTTGCACCGGAAGGTCACAAGCGCGCTTTTCAGGGCGCTAAGGTTCAAGCCCACCTTGTCGTGGACCAGGATCGCGGAGACGGCATCCAGGAACTTCTGGGTTTCAAGGTCATGGGTCATTGGACTGTCGCCACCGCGTTCGCCGCCGTCAGCAGCGCCACGATCTCCTGGTGGGTGACCGGGTGCATCCAGACCGTCGTGCCGTCGGGAAGTTCGGTGCCGAGACCGCTGTCTGGGTCGCAAAGGCGGATGGTGTAGTCGGGGTAGACCACGATAGCGGCACCCTGGGGCACCTGGGGGTTCATGCCGACGCGGACGGGGTTCTTGATCTCTGGGGTCATGGGTTCCTCAAATCTTGCTGGATCAGGGTGCGGATGCGACCGGGGATAGTCTGGCCGACGCGGAGGGCCTTCTTCCGCAGCAGCGCGTATTCGTCTTCGTGGATGCCGACGCGGACCTTGACTTTCAGGCTCCCCGTCCGGCGTGGTTCCAGCTTCAGGGCGCGGCGCTGGTTCTTCACGGCGCTTTCGCTTTTGCCCAGGTCTTGCGCGATCTCCGAAACCGTTTTGCGCTCGCCCCAGAGCTTCGTCATCTGGGCCTTCTCTTCGTCGGTCCATCGGGTGTTCATCTGTTCCGCCTTGCGTGTCGTGGGGGATCGAGAGGTTACCGTAGTCCGATCTGGGGGGACGTTCAAGACCCCCGGCAGCAGGGACAGGTGTATTTCCCCCGCTTCTCCGTCCAGCCTTGGCGCATGGCCTTCTTGTGCATCACTTGGTCCGGCAGGGTTCCTGGCCCGTTCGGGGCGCGGATCGAGAGAGCGGACCCGCAGTCGCAGCAGGGGATCGACGTGACCCGGACCGGGTGCCCTCCGATGACTTGGACTTCGCGCTGGGCGGTGGCGTAGGTCATAGTCGTCCCCTTGTGTCCAGGTGTTCCACTAGCAGGGCCAGGGTGAGCGTGGCGATGATCTGCCACAGTGCCGCGTCCAGCCCGACGACTTCTGCCACAACCGCGACGATCCCCGTCACGGCAAAGGCTCGCAGGACTTTGTTCATATCGGCTCCCGTTGTGCCCAGCGACGCACTTTTGAAGTTCTGGTTTCCGGATCGAAGGCTTTCAGGTGGTGTTCGTCCCACGGCAAGAGCCGGAGCCGCGCGCCGCTGGGGTGCTGAACGACGATCCGTTCATCCGGCAGGACCTCCAAGACGCGGACCGGCTTGCCGTGGTTTTCGGTGGCGATGCCGGTGCCGCGATCCACGGCTCCCAGGAACAGCACGTCGAACCGTTTCGGTGCCCTTGCATTAGACATCACCCAGCACTCCCAGGGTCCACGGGGCCACGGCTCGACGCAACGACGACTCGAACGTCTCGCCGGGGCTGTAGGTCAGCGTGATCGGCATGACGCTGGACAGGGGCAGTTCCGCGCCGGAGCAAGAGCGGAGAACCAAGTTCGAGAGGGGGACGTGGGCCAGGTCCTTTGAAGGCCCCGCCAGAGTGGAATCTAACATCACGAATATCCTTGAATATCTTGGTGAACATCTGGGGCAAGATGACTTCGGTCAGCATGTCCCGGAGGAACCGCGCGCAAAGCTCTTTGGCACGGGTGGGTCGGAGCGCCCCGTGGCGCTCCAGATCGTCAACCATCGCCTGCATGTCCCCGGTCCGGGGCTTTGGTCGATCATTGAACCAGTCCGGGGGCAGGAGCGCCATGTCAGGCCGTCCGCAGGAGCTTGGCCCGCAGGCGTTCCTTCTGGCGGCGAACCTGGCGGGAGTCGGCGTCGTCCGGGGTCAACTCCATCGGCTTCGCACGACGCCCCAGCTTCATCCAGCGACGGTCGGAGTTCGTCTCCCGCTTGTAGTGAGGGTTCGGGGAGGTCTTGCGTTCGTAGCCCTCTGGCGGCGCGCTGGGGCGCTTGGGCGTCAGGGGGGCCGACGACGGGGTGGAACCCATGCCGCCGATGATAAGGGACGCCAGAGCGCCAAAGAAGCCTGTCTTGTTCATGGTGGTGTTCTCCTTCAGAACAGTTTCGCTACGGGGGCCAGCAGGAGGCCCAGAGAGATCAGGATCAGCAGGCCGTGGCCCAGCCCGCCGAGGATGTCAGAGACGGCCCGTCGGAGGGGCGTCTGGGCCGCTCTGCGGGCCGCGTAGTAGCGGTTCCACGCCGGGGCGGTGTTCCACTTGCCGTAGGCGTCTTGGGCCTGGGCTGCGGCCTTCAGGGCGGCGGGATCGGTCAACCCAGGAACTCCAGGTCCTCTTCCGCGATCCCGGCCCCGGTCAGGGCTTGCGTGATCGCCTCCTTTGTGGGGAAGCCGCATGTCGAGAAGATGTCGTCCCCGTCTTGGGAAAGGACCATAGCGGTCCAGCCCTTGAAGTGGGGAAGCTCTTCGGAGTCGGAAGGCGGGTCGATCTGGGCGTAGCAGTTCCCAGGGTCCGCGTCCTTCTTCTCGAAGACCTCCACCATTTCCGCTTGCGTGGCGGGGATAAGGTCCCCGAAGTGGTTCGTCTGCATCGCGCTATCCTTTCAGCGGTTGCCCTACGGGGCAGGGGTGGTTTCGTTCGTTCCGGTAGATCGCGTTGGTGTTCTTGATCGTCATCTTGCCGTCGGGGTATCGGAACGATTGGGGAGGAACGGCGAAGGTCTTAGTCCAGGTGCAGCGGCCTTGGCCTGTCGGGGATAGCCGGTCCGTCTTAGTCCGTTCCCAGACGGCGAACTTACATTGGGCGCATTGCATCGTGGCCTCCGCTTAGGTTTCCGGTGGCCCCAGGAGCCGAAGCCCCTGGGGTCGATTCGTCAGAGGGCCAGGTCCAGGAGGGAGCCGCCAGCCCGCTCCAGATCGACGCGGGAGTCGTTGTGGGGCATTTCCCGCGCGACGGCGGTCACGGCCACGGTAGCGTCCCAGATCGTTTCGATGGGCCGACCTTCTTCGCGCATGTGGACATCCTGGAAGATGTTCGCCTGACGGGCGCTGAAGCGGTTCGCCAGGAATTCATCCACCTTGTCGAGCTTCTTGGCTTGCGCGGCCTGGATCGCCCGTTCGATGGGCTGGGCGCTCGACGCCGCATACTCCAGCATGACCGGCGTGATGTCGTCGGCCCAGCGATCCGGCGCGCTGATGGTGTGGCGGATGCGGCGTTCGGTGTATTCCGACACGCCCCAGACGATCCGGTTCATGCAAACGAAGTCGAACAGGAAGAACGCCACGCCGACCGACTTGGACCCGACCTCCGAGTTCCAGACGAAGAACCCACGGGCCAGAGAACCCGACTTTCCGTCGCGCCGGTTCGGCACTTCGAGCCGGTTCTTTTCGTCGGCCAGGAAGACGAACATATCGCGGTCGCTGCCGTAGAGGGTGGTGTTGTGCTTGCCGATTGCAACCTCTTTGCCGAACTCGCCGGGGATGCGGAAGTCGCCGGTCCGGCCATCCCCGAAGCGCCGCATCAACTCGGACGTGATGTCCCCGTTCCAGATGCGGCCATAGTTCGGGCCGGTCGCGGCCCGCAGGCTGGGCAGTTCAGAGTCGCTCACGTTTTGGGTCAGCAGGACTCCCACGTCCTCTGCATTGCGTTCATACCGCATCCCGTAGTTCAGGCAGTCGGCAGCGATGGGCGCGGGCAGCTTCCGCATGTAGCCCGCAGGGGCACCGGCAAGCTGGGAGACCTGGCCGAACGACCAGTGGGTCATCGTGGCGGCTTCACCGTCGGGGCCAACCGCTTCCAGACCGTTGCGCGGATCGGCTTCGGAGGGGCGGAACTGGAGGCGGTGGGAGGACACGGCCTTCGCATGGCTGCGGTCTTGGATCGCGCGGAAGTGGGCGTCCATCGACGGGAGGTCCAGGAACCGTTGATCGTCAGGGCGGGAGGCCCATTCGCGGGAGCATTGGGTCAGGATACCGGGGTTATCAAGTGGCATATCGCGTTCCTTCTCTTGGGCTGGGAGGACGATGGTGTCCGTCTCGACACCCAAGATAGTCAACTGTCTGTTGATTGGCAAGGGGGTGCCTCAATTTATTTTTGAGGGGGAGTCGCTCAAGTTTTCATGGAGTTCAGGTCGCTCAACCTATGGGGCGGAATCAAAAACCCGGCCTACAGGCACGATTCACCCCGGAAGGTGCGTCGTGCGAGAGACCGGGTTCCTGGACCGCTCTACCGTTTGCACGGCATGGGCACCTTAGCCGAAACCGTTCGGCGGGGCAAAGTGTCGGTGGGGGTCGCGCTGTAGTGAGAGGACGCGGCCCGATCTGGTAGACGAACCCCCGGTAAAGGGAAGCCTCCGCAGATCGAGCCGCGAGAGAGAAGGACCTGTCCTGGGATGACCAGACCCGACGGAACTTATCAAGCGAGGGCTTCTTGGGTTCCGGTCAACAGAAACGCGAACCCCTGTCAACACCCAGGAGAATAGGATGTTCGGCTGGATAATTCAAGCGCCCTGTTGACCGGCACGACTCAATCGTCCCCGTCGTCCACCAGGAGCGTGCAAGTCGCCAGGAGATCGCCTTGGGCTTCGCGGTCCATCTGGGCCAGGTTCAGGCGGCAGAGAACGTGCGCTCGAACCGCCGCGTCCTTGGCTTCCAGCAGCTTTCGAAGGGCAACGGCGGTCTCCAGGTTCACCGGGGCAAAGTCGTTCAGGCCCTCCGCCAGTCGGCAGAAAGGTTCGCTGGCCTGGGCCAGATCAGGCGGCAGGTGCTTGTAGCTGAAGTTCCGCATGTCGGGGTAGTGAAGCTGGTCCTTGACGGCTTGGCTGGGTCGCATCGTCGGGTTCCTTCGGCTGTAGGGTTTTGGGTTTTGTTCGATCATGATAGTTGGAGTGGGGTTTGGGTGTCGAGAGGGCACGGGTGGCCGGGAATTTTTGGGTCCGGCCAGGTATTTCAAGTAAGGGATTTTTGGAACGGGCCAGGTATTTCAAGTAACGGGCCTGGTGGTCCGGGGTCGGGGGTCTGGCCCTATACGCGCGCGCCCGCGCACCCGCACCCGCGCGCACCCGCACCCGCGCGCGCCCGCAGGCGGATGCTGCGGCGCGGCAATGGCGGCGCGGCGTTACCGCTAACACGGACTCCCGGCTCCCGGCGCTCCCCCGGCTCCCGGCGCTCCCCCGGCTCCCGGCTCCCGGCTCCCGGCGCTCCCCCGGCTCCCGGCTCCCGGCGCTCCCTCGGCTCCCGGCTCCCGGCTCCCGGCTCCCGGCTCCCGGCTCCCGGCTCCCGACGGTCCAGAGCGCGCCAAGGGGAGCCGCTGGAGCGCGTCCGGGACGTGGGCAGGGGGAAGCGGTCCCGACGGTCCAGAGCGCGCCAAGGGGAGCCGCTGGAGCGCGTCCGGGACGTGGGCAGGGGGAAGCGGTCCCGACGGTCCAGAGCGCGCCAAGGGGAGCCGCTGGAGCGCGTCCGGGACGTGGGAAGCCGGAGTCTAGGGGACAGGGGACTCTTGACGGCTCCCGGAATCAAGAAAGCCGGGGAACGTGTCCCCGGCTTCCGTTCATTGCTGGATCATATACGCGAAGAGTCCCGCCCATATAATCGGGGACAGATTCCCGGACGCAAGCGCCGCAACGGCTCCAGCGGTCAACACGAGTCCGCCCACGATACGCGCCACGCGGCGCGCCGGACTCACGGGGGACCGCCTTCCCCACGGGACTCAAGAATTGCCAGAGCTTGCGCGGCGCTTGGCGCGTGGGGGGAGTGTCGCGCGCATAGCTGGAGCGCGCGCCGTCCCCATAGCTCCAGCGGAGCGGGATAGCATCCGGCGCGGAAGCCGTCCGGGGACACATAGCCGGGAGCTTCGAACACGGGGACAAGCGCGCGACGCCACGCGGGGACGGGGGAAGGCTTGCGACGGCGCGCCATTAGGACACATAAACGCGCGAGTCGTCCCCCCGGTAGATGTCCGACTCGCGGAAGGCGGAAGCGGAATCGGAAAGCCGTTGCGCGATAGCTCCCGCGCGTCCCTTGAATCCCCTATCCCAAAAGCCGACTCCGTGGCCGTTGCGCGTATACCAAAAGTCACGTCCAGCGGCTTCGCGGTCATAGTCCGACTCCGCGCGCTCCAGAGCGCGAGTCGCGGAGCCAAACGGCGCGGAGCTTGTCCGCGCGCGGCTTATGGCATTGCGGCGCGCGTGGCGATAGGCGCGGAGCAATAGAGTCCGCGCGTCCGGGAGTTGATCGAAGCGGACTCCCGGCTCCGCGAAGAATTCAAAGGCTTTCATTGTGCAAGGCTCCAGAGATAAGCGGACAAAAGGGACAGGGACGGGGACAGGGGGACAGAAAGCGCGAAGAAAAGCGCGAATTCCCCCACGGCGCGGAGCTTACACATAGCCGGACCACGCGCGACCGTATGCCAAGCCGTCCAGAGTCTCCGCTTCGAAGTGATCGAAGAATTCGACGGCTTCGACGGCGCGCGCGCAACGGTCCGAAACAAGCGCGAAGGCGCGCGCCAGAGCGTCCCCGCATACCACGAGTCCCGAAACCGTTTCGGGAGCGTCCGAGTCGTCCCCGTCGAAGCCGTCGAAGCCGTCCAGCGGCTCCCCTTCCGCGTCGAATTCGGAAGCGTCGAACATTTCCCCGGCGACGTGATTCCCGGCTTCGATTGCCAAGCCTTCCGCGTCATCCGAAACCGTCGCGCCGTTGCGCGCGCGCTCCACCATATCCAAGCCGGTGACTACCGCGTCATTCGTGGAGTCGGTGTAGTATGCGGCGGACTCGTTGCCGGGGAAGCCTACGCGAATTTCCCCGTCAAGGCGCGTCACCTTGAGTCCAGCGGCGCGGAGAGTCTTAGCGGCTTGCGTGTAGCTTTGTTCTTTCATGGCTTTGTTTCCTTGTTTCGGGGGGACGTGTCCGGGGACCGATCCCCCATAGCTCCCGCCTTGATGTCCCTATTCTACAGAATTCCCCTTAACAGTCAACTAACAGTCAAACGCAATCAACACGGGGGACAATATCCCGGAAGCCGGTCCCGTGGGGACAGGGGACTCTAGACGCGCTCCAGCGGGGACCGGGGACGTGGGCAGGGGGACCGCTGGAGCGGATCGAAGGGGAGCCGGGGACGTGGGCAGGGGACACGCGGAGCGGATCGAAGGGGACGCCATGCCGGGGACGTGGGCAGGGGACACGCGGAGCGGATCGAAGGGGACGCCATGCCGGGGACGTGGGCAGGGGGGAGCCGTGGGCAGGATAGCCGAAACGGTTTCGGACGCCATGCCGGGGACGTGGGCAGGGGGAGCCGTGGGCAGGGGGACGCCATGCCGGGGACGGATCGAAGGGGACGCCATGCCGGGGACAGGGGGACCGCTGGAGCGGGGACCGGGGGACGCCATGCGGGGACCTATGCGCCAAGCCGAAACCGTTTCGGGGATTGCGCCACGCCATGCCGGGGACGGGAGCGCGAAGCCGGGGAGTCCGTGGGCAGGGGTTGCCGGGGACGGGGGGACCGCTTGGAACGGGGGACCGTCGAAGGGGGGAGTCGTCCTATGGCGGGAACGTGGG